GAAAAGAATATTTGATTGATACTTTATCTAAACAACTCATCTTATTAAGCAATAAAGCTAAATTTATTAAATATAATTTAGATGATAAAATTGATTTGCGTAAAAAAACTAATGCGCAAATCATTCATATTTTAGAAGATTATAAATTTGATAAACATATTTATGATGATAATTATAATTATTTAATTAAAATGCCGATGGATAGTGTTTCGAAAGAAAATGCTGATAAAATTATGAGAGAACATGAAGAAAAAAAGAAAGAATTAGATAATATTAAAATTATTACTATTGAAAATATGTGGTTAAAAGAATTAAATGAATTAAAAATTGCATATAAAGAATTTCAAGAATTAGATAAAAAAGAATTTACAAATATTTCAACTAAAAAATCGAAAAAATAGAAATACATATTGTTAATAATAATTATATAAAAAATATTTTTTTTATAATAATATTTTTTATTTTATTGATATTATTAATATTATTATAAATTATATTATATAATGAAAAATAAAACATGTAAAATTTATAAATCATGTGCTCACGTTCCATGTAATTCTGGAATGAATAAATGTAAACCAGAATATTGCGTACCTGGTAGTTCTGCTAATTGGGGATATTGTAATATGTCAAATTGGGGTAAAAAATATAAAAAATATAAACATTTATGTAAAGATGAATCTAAATGTATAATGCAAAAAACAAAAAAACAAAAAAATAAAGTAGATGCATTAACATTACATAATAAAATGCCTTATATATGGCGTTTTTTAAAACCTAAAACTCGTAAATTTATGGTAGAATTAGCTAAAAAAAAAGTGAAAAAAATTAATATTCCGTTTCATGTTTTTCCAGATTCTAAAAATCAATTTAAAAAAACTTTAAAAAAAATGAATAAAAAAGAGAGAAAATTATACTTTTCTCTCAATAAAAAATATAAAAAAATATAAAAATATTTATTTTTATTTTTATTTATTTATCTTTAATAAACTTCTTCATTTATAGAATGAATAATAATTATTAATCTTCCTTCAAATTGATCAACAAAACATTGTCAATTATTCTTATATTTTAAAACCAAGGTTTATATTCTAATGTTTTATTTGTTTTATCACTATATTGAGGTTTTTCCATTAGTGTATACATATTACTTGCATCTTTTTTATATTTTAAATATGCGATAGCTTCACTATATGCATTATTTATTAAATAATTTAATACCATGTTATTCAATTTATGTACTTGTTGGTCTATATTTGAATCTATATTACATGAATATTGTAAATAATAGCTTCTCATTACAATTTGTATAGTTTCTTCGGGTTGTGTATCTATCATTATTTGTTTATTTGATTTTAAATAAACACCTTCTTTTAATTTTCTCTGAATTAAATTTAAATTATCTCTCGAAAAAAAAGCAGCAGATAATCGCGATGTTTCAAAAATACCAGTTAATACATTACTAAAATTTGTATTTGAATTTACAGGTATTCTATCCATCATATTAAATTTATTATTTGTATTTTCAGTATTAAAATTTATTCTACCATTATTCATTTTTATAATAATATATATTATTATATTATTATATTATTATATTTAGTAATAAAAAAATATTTTTTAAATTAAAAATATACTAAATTATATTATTAATATATATATCAAAAATGGAAACATTTCAGAAAAATATTACAATTATTGCTTGTGTTATTTTAATTGTTTCTCTTATTGTACTTGCCATGTTTTTAAGTAATAGCATTAAAACTGCTCAATGGCCTCCTATAAAATCAAAATGTCCTGATTATTGGGATATTGATATTTCTGGTTCTAATATTGAATGTGTAAATACATCTACTGTAAATGAATGCCAAACTCCTGCAAATTTAGATACTTTAGCTAATACCTGCAATGGATTCAAACCTGATGAATTATTTGCACAAAATGCTCCAGGAAATACACAGAATATAAGTACAGATTGCTTAAAATATAAATGGGCTCAAAAAGCAGGCGTAACTTGGGATGGTGTTTCAAATAATAAAGAAGCTTGTAATGATGAAAATAAAAATAATATTTAATACTATTAAAATAAAATTATTTTATTATATATTATAAATATACCAATAATATATAATAAAATTATTTTATTATATATTATAAATATGCCAATAATATATAATGATATATCTAATGCTATTTTAACTGAACCATTTAATAATACTAAATATATTGATTATAATTCAAGAAAATATCCTTGGAAATTAAATACAACTTATTTATGTCATGATAATTCTGCTATTGATATATCTTATTCACCAATCATTAATAATGATTTTTATATTGAAAGCAAAACTTCAGATATTCATTTAAAAACAAATACTGAAAAAAAAATTATTTTTGATTCAGATATTTCAGCTGCAAATATAGAAGTTAATCAAATAACTTGCAAAAGTATTAATTCTACTTTACTTTCATTATTACAAGAAAGTCAGTCTCAAATAGAATTAATTTTGACAAACGTTAATTTTTTAGACCTTAGTAATGTTAAAGCTATAACTATAGATACAAGCAACGTTGATGTTAGTTATATAAATGCTAATATTATTGATGTAAGTAGTATTGATGTAAGCTATATAAATGCTAATATTATTGATGTTAGTTATATAAATGCTAATATTATTGATGTAAGTAGCATTGATGTTAGTAGTATTAATGTAAATTATGTAAATGCTAATATTATTGATACAAGTAGTATTGATGTAAGCTATATAAATTCTAATATTATTGATGCAAGTAGTATTGATGTAAGTTATATTAATGTTGATATTATTCATGCAAGTAGTATCGATGTAAGTAGTATTGATGTTAGTTATGTAAATTCATACAATATAGATGCTAGTAGTATTGATGTAAGCTATATAAATACTAATAGTATTGATGCAAGTAATATTGATGTTAGTTATATAAATGCTAATATTATTGATGCTAATACTATTGATGTAAGCTATATAAATACTAATATTATTGATGCCAGCAGCTTTGATGTTAGTTATATTAATGCTAATATTATTGATGCAATTAGTATTGATGTAAGTAGTATTGATGTAAGTAGTATTGATGTTAGTTATCTAAATGCAGACAATATAACTTGTAATGATATAATTTTAAAGGATTTAAACACTGAAGTATTTTTTTATCCATTTAATGAAGGTTATAAAATTGATATTTTTTTAGAGAGAATGTATTCAGTCTGTGAAGCAACTTTAGATTATAAAGATTCTACATCTTCATTATCAAAAATACTAAAAATTGATATTAATGATAATATGTTTAATCAAAGTGGATTAATGCTAATAATTAGAATTAAAAATAATTCTAATCGTTCAATAAGTTTAAAAAATGATGAATTAGAATTAACTATAAATGGAAATCAAACTCCTGATATTATGATTAAAGAAAATACTTCTATAGAAATAGTTGACACAAAAACTCTTATAATAAAAATTCATAAAATTGAAGATATTTATTTTATATCTCCAGAAGTTTATATTAATCTTAATTAGATTATTTATTATATTTAAATTAGTTATATTATATAAATGTTTTCAGAAAATAATTTTTATATTTTATATAAAAAATATTTTTTATTAATAAATAATTACACTTTGTTTTTCTTAGAATCTACTAATTTTATCAATAAAGAAATATCTATTAATATTTTTATTAAAGGTATAAAAATTATTGAACACGTTTTTTTTTTATCATTATATTATCTAAATTCAATTAATGAATTATATAATAATACAGAAAAAGCATACATTTATTTTATTGAATTTATTAATCAAATAAATTTAAATAATTTAGATAGTGAAAATAATTTTGAACTTACAATAAAAGACGCTGTCTTATTTTCATATAAAAAAACTTTATTTAATCAAGAAAATAAAATTTGTGAAAATAATGAAAATAATGAAAATAATGAAAATAATGAAAATAATGAAAATAATGAAAATAATGAAAATAATGAAAATAATAAAAATAATGAAAATAATGAAAATAATGAAAATAATAAAAATAATGAAAATAATAAAAATAATGAAAATAATCATCTCAAAAATAATAAAAAAGATTTATTTAAAAACAAAATTAAAATAATAAATAATATTTATATTTTATTATATGATTATAATCTATTTTTTTGCAAATTTGACAATATTATTTGCAACAATTATATAAAAAATAATATAAAATATATAAAAAAAATTATAGAAAAAATATATAATGAAAATAATTATGAAAATATATTAAATATAAAAAAAAATATTAAATATTTATATAATTCTGATAATTATAATTTTATAATTAAACATGATATACAAGAAGTAATTAGTAAAATAATTAACAATATTAACATTATCCAATAAAAATAATATTATTAATATTATTAATATTATTAATAAAATAAATAATTATTAATATTATTAATATTATTTAAAATAAATTAATTTTTTTTTATTTTTTAAATTTTTTGTATGTAACTTTTTATCTTTTATTACATTATCACTAACTGTGACTATTTGTTTAAATTCATTTTTTAATATAGATTTTATATATTCATAAACATTATTTAAAATATTATCATTGCATTTTCCAACAATTAAAACACTACCAGTTCTAAAAATCATATATGAAACTTTCACAATATTTTCCATTTTTTTAGCATTATTTGTGTTAAAATTATCTACAACTTCATTTGTATCATTATCATAATAATAACAACATTGAATACCCGGATAAGAACATGGATCAAACGCAGCATTTATATGATATTTGTTTCTTAAAATATAAAATAATTTTTCTCTATTTATATAAAATCCACAATCAAAATTAGAATTTACTAATACATTTTCGATACTATCATTATTATATAATATTTGTTTATTCATTAATATTGATAGTTCAGTAATTATATAATTTATTATCTTATATAATGAATCATTTTTTTGTAATCCCGGAATCTCTATTTTTCCTGTATTAAAAACTTTAATATGATATTCTTTAAAAACATTATCTTCTAATAATCGTAATGATAATACAAAGCAATTATAAAATGCACTTTTTTCTTTACAACGTGAAATAAACAAATCTTTTTTCGAAATTCCAATACTTATTTTTCTAATATCTTTATATTTACTTCTATTGCTAATATTTTCAACTTTATTTATTATTTTTATTTTTGTAAAATTATTAACATTTTCTATTTTTTTATCAATAATTTTACTTTCTTCTTTACTATTTAATGAAACTTTCATTTGTTTTTTTATTATTCCTTCTAATTGTTTATTATAATCTATAATATTTATTTTCCAAAAAATATCATAAATATCTATATTATCTATATTTAAATATATTATTTTTGTTTTTGTTGATATATATAAATTACTTGCTGAAATTTCATTTTTATCATTTTTATCATTTTTATCATTTTTATCATTTT